AACCGACTGCGAGAAGCGCCCTGAAAGGACGTCTGACACTCGCCACAGAAAGGCCTTCGGGTAACACCGTAACCAGGTGAAAACCGTTGACATCATCGGCAACAGGATAAGAAGCCCGAACCGTCGAGTTTGGTCGACGCACTAAACGTGCGATGCCGAGTGAATGCCGAAGTCGATCACTCCCCAACTGTCCTTACTATCTTTTCCGATCTTTGTCGCGTCGTGGCCCCCGAAAGGGAGCGAGACCCCAATTCGATCCGAGTACGCGGGAGGAGGACCTTCTTCCCGTTGCATAAGCAACGAGTCGAAGATCCATCGCCGACGAGGCTTGGACGGTCGAGGCTTCAAAAAGAGTGGAAGTGAAGAAACGGGCGTAACCCAAGACTTCACCTCCGCCAGACGAGGCCGCGGCTCGCGACACGAGTTGATGGCACTCAATCGGACGAAGTAAAGAATCTTCGCCCGGTCGAGCCACTGACGGTACTTGAAAGAGAACTTCCAAGCAGCGGTCTCGCGATCGTTAGCCAAGAGAACTTCAGGAGCACAGTCCTCCTCCAATTTGATTGTACAAAGTGAATCCGGTACACAATTGTGTCCGACCGGAATCGGCGGAGGGGAAAGCTCGAGAAGAGCCGAATCCATCGAAAAAAGAACCCCGAGACGGTGGGCCAACTTCCCGCGAAACCCAAGCTCCAACAGACTCAATTTAGTTGAGCGAAGGAGCGCTAGGTTGCGCTTGAAGAATACCACCCCGGCCCTGAAGCGAAGGTTGCCCTTCACTCCAGCGAGCCAATCTCGGAAAGCGACCGACAGCGAATTGACAAATTCGGCCTGTCTCAAGCGACCAAATCGTAGAGTGGGGCGAACCCGAAGGTTCCCACCGCTCCAACGAAGTAAAGTCGAATTGAGAGTACCGAAATGTTTGTCAACGCTCGTCTTCGTCCTCTCGACCTCCAGCCCGAGAGAAGAAACGGTCCTCATCCAAACGTCAGACGTCAGCAGAGACGTCTGCATAAGGATATCGTCACCGTTTATCAGACAAGGGATCTTCTCCGAATCACTACGAGAGTGACCGGCCTCTTTCATTGCATATAGAAAAGCAAAACGATTCTGAAGGCAAAGAAGGGGAAAAGAAAGATAAGATCCCATCATCTGACCTCGGGAAGGCCGCATACCTTTAAGCCCTAGTCCCTCATGAAACAAGGACGGGCGAAGAGCACGCAGAGCGTACTCTTTCAGGTGTGCGGGTACTTCAGGAGCACAGTCCTCCTCCAATTTGATTGTACAAAGTGAATCCGGTACACAGTTGTGTCCAACCGGAATCGGTGGAGGAGAAAGCTCGAGAAGGGCCGAATCCATCGAAAAAAGAACCCCGAGACGGTGGGCTAACCTTCCGCGGAACCCAAGCTCCAGCAGACTCAATTTAGTTGAGCGAAGGAGCGTCAAGTTACGCCTGAAGAACACCACCCCGGCCCTGAAGCGAAGGTTACCCTTCACTCCTGCGAGCCAGTCTCGAAAAGCGACCGACAGCGAGTTGACGAACTCGGCTTGTCTCAAACGACCGAACCGTAAAGTGGGACGAACTCGAAGGTTCCCCCCACTCCAGCGGAGTAAGGTCGAGTTGAGAGTGCCGAAGCGCTCGTTAACACTCGTCTTCGTCCTTTCGACCTCCAAACCGAGAGAAGAAACGGTCTTCATCCAGATGTCGGACGTCCGCAAAGACGTCTGCATGAGGATATCGTCACCGTTTATCAGACAAGGGATCCTCTCCGAGTCACTACGGGAGTGACCGGCCTCTTTCATTGCGTACAGAAAAGCGAAGCGATTCTGGAGACAAAGAAGAGGAAAAGAAAGATAGGATCCCATCATCTGACCTCGGGAAGGCCGCAAACCTTTAAGCCCCAGTCCCTCATGAAACAGGGACGGGCGAAGAGCGCGCAAAGCGTACTCTTTTAGGTGTGCAGGCACTTCAGGAGCGCCGCGAAGGATTTCTGACAAAATGACCTCAGCTACTTCGAGCGACAGTTGATCAGTCGCCGACTTGTAGTCACCAGAGGTCAAAACGCCACCGATCGATTCCGAAAACCGAGCTCGATCGAGGGTCTCTGCTCTGACGTCCCCGACCGACAACCATCGACAACCGCGCAAACGGTCGTAGATGGAATCGTGAAGGGGCTTGAGAACGAGAGACTCCCCGACGAACTTTGTCAAGGGACGGGGCTTGCCGGCCGACTGAACGACCATTAGCTCGGCCCCGAGAAGGGGGTCGAGACCAATGGCGTCAGAACCGAGACACGTTTCCAGGAAAGAAGCGTGCTCGTTCTGCCAGTCAGACTGACATCCACCGTGGGCCCTGGGGGAATCGACGGTACCAGACAACCCGGGTGAACAGGTCAAAACCCGATTCTCGTAAACTCCTTTCGCCCATCCCTTACGGAAAAGGCGTCGTGCTTCAGAACGCACGAAAGAAAGGTAGTCAGAAGGAATCGGGACCTGTCCAAGCCCGAAGTTCTCAACAACCTTCGTCAAAAGCGGCAATTCCATGCACTTGCATGAATCGGGGAGGCCCTTCTTCATGCTTTGCCAGGCCATAACGGCCTCGTGATCCATGGAAGGACACTCTGACAGAAGCTTCTTGACTTCGGA